TTGGAGAATTGTTCCAAATGGTTTCCATATACTCAAAAAGAACTTTAGATTGTCTAAACGCAGCGCCTACGACCACGACTTTTCTACCGGGAAGTATGAGCGCTCTCAACATACAGTAAAGAGATAGCATAAAGGATTTACCAAAACCACGACTTGCTATAAGCATAGGAAACTTTCGGTTCCACAACTCGTATAGAATAAGTGCTTGAGATGGTAAAAGTTGTATATTGAATATTTGCTTGACTAGAAAAGAAAAGTACTCTGGTCTGGTCATCAACCAAGTTAATTTTAGATGAAAATCATCTTCAGATGAATTAAGTATAGAGGTTGGGTCAAATAGCGTTTTTTCGTCTACGTCTATTTTTAACCAAGCTTCATCAATCTTTTTAAGTTTATTCATTTATAAATTCCATCGACGAACCCGTAGTACACAGCTTCATCTGCTGTCATGTACCAGTCGCCACCTCCTAGTTTTCTTTTTATGTATGATTTGGTTTTAGATAAATTATTTTGACGTTCTTTAAAATATTCTCCTTTTTGGCACCTCTCTGAATATATGTCTATCATTTGCTGCGCAGCGTACTTTTCAAAGTCAGCGAGGTTCTGGGAGCTAAGATAGTATCCGCTTATTTCGCTACTACCCCAGTGGACCATAAACGCAGAATTATCAGTAATTAAACGTCTAGTCGCCGCTTGAATTATGACCGTACCCATAGAACACAATTGACCGTATCCAATAAAAGTGGTCTTGCATTTACAACTTTTTATGGCATCGTATATACCCATTCCAGAATACCAACAACCACCAACGGTTTGCATATGTATGGTAATTGGTTCTTTGTTTAGATTTTTTAATATGTTTATATTTTTAATAAAGTTCTGGAGCATTCTGTGATCTACACCGGCAGATTCTCCTGAGTCATCAAACTCATTTATGTATATTTCTCTATTTTTTACATCTAGATTGTAGGCATGTATTTCGCCAACACTATCTCTGCTCGTTGTCATGACTTACGTCCTATAGTGTACTTTTCGTTAATTCTTTTTAATAGACTGCTCGTTAAGTCAAATGCTCCTCTCTCGCTACCAGCGAATATAACATGTACATCATTAAATACTGCAAATTCCATTAAACATCTTAGTATATACTTACCTGTTATCTTTACTTTATCTTTTAATTCCTTTGGTATGTTAGCACCTTCTGGAAATTTCATAACATCTTCCATAGAAAATTCGCAAATTATAAACTTGTGTTCATACTCTCTCATTCTTTCTACTTCGTTATAGAATGCGTACTTCCCTTTGCCTAGGTTTAACGCTATCTCAGATACGCTTGCTTTTCTTTCTATGCAAACCTTTTCTTCCATTCCAAGTATAGAGTAATCACCAGTGTCTAATTTTCTTTGCACTGTACCTTGGCATGTGTTGAATTTTTTAAAGAAATAACCTTGCTGCTCCCTTGTATCTCTTACAACTGTATAACTGGGAGCGGTCTTGTATTTAGCCATTATTTTTTCTCACTATATCTTGAAATAATCCTTGATAATGCTGTTCGTGTCCCGTTACTTTGTCGTGACAGTTCTTGCATAAAGTTATACCATTATCAACGTCGTATCTCAATATAGAAGCGCTAGCCCATTTCTGTATGTGGTGCGCGTTCAATCTTTTCTTACACTTACATCCCGGCATCTGGCATGTAAATTTATCTCTTTTGTATACCTTGACCCTCCAATCTTTGTAAACAGGATCATCGTAGTTCCTTCTCATGGTACTTCAATCTTTATTATTCTTATGTCATTAAATATATCTTTTATAAAATTTAAAGTTTCAACAGAGTGGTCAGATCTTAGTATCTTGCCAGCAAGTTTATGCATTGCTTTATAGCAAGCATCGTCTGGGTCTTCTGCTTCGACAAAAATTATCGGTGTTGAACTATTGTAATCTTCTAGTTCGTATTTCTTTAACCTTGGCATAACTAAAGTTAGTACCATGTGTACTTTATAAATCTTCATTCTAGATCATGTTTTACCATAATTTTAACAAGGTCTTCAAAACTGTGTTTAGGTGTCCATCCTAGTTTAGTATTTGCTTTGCTACAATCACCTCTAAGGTAATCAACCTCTGCTGGTCTGTAGAACTCTGGATCTTGAACTACTAAGTCAGACCAATCGTCAATCCCAACTTCCTTAAATGCTACATTTAAAAATTCTTTAATAGTGTGTGTTTCGCCTGTACATATAACGTAGTCATCTGGTTCATCTTGTTGCAACATCATCCACATCGCTTCGCAGTAATCTCCTGCATACCCCCAATCTCGATATGCGTCAAGATTTCCTAATCTCAATTTTGGAAAAACATTTTCTCCTACTATAATATTATCTTCATCAAAATTTGGACTTACCGCACCTACGTTTTCCGCCCATTTTTTGAATTCACCAATCCACTTTGTTATCTTTCTTGTTACAAAGTTTTCACCTCTTCGTGGTCCTTCGTGATTGAATAGTATTCCGGCACTTGCATGTATTCCATAACCATCCCTATACAAAGAAGTCATGTAATGAGCAGCGCATTTAGCAATGGCGTATGGGCTTTGCGGCAAGAACTTAGTTTCTTCATTTTGATATTTGGTTTCAGAGGTCATGCCTACTTCGATATCATAATTTTTTCCAAACATTTCACTGCTGCTTGCTTGATAAAATCTAGTACCTAACATGTTTAGATCAACTAACCCTTGTAGAATATTTAAACATCCTTTTCCTGTTATATCCCAAGTTAATCCGGGTTGCTTAAATGAAACTGCAACGTGCGATTGTGCTGCAAGATTATAGACTTCATCTACTTGTTCGTGTTCTCTAAGTATATTTAAAACACTGGACGCATCTGTAATATCGCCACTCGCTAACTTGAAATTTTTGTTATTAAGTAAATGCGAAATACGTGTCGTGTTATCTGTGCTTGTTCTTCTTGTAACGCCTGTAACTTTATAGTTTTTTTCTAGTAGCAAATCCACTAAGTGGCTTCCATCTTGTCCTGTTATTCCAAAGATTATAGCTGTCTTCATTTTAGTCCTTAATAGTATCTGAGTTTAAGAAGGGTTGATCTACCTGTCCGTCTGTGTATTTATGAAATCCAGCAAGTCTTTCTTTTTCTTTTGTCATTGCTAGTCTCATCTTTTCCATTTCTACTCCATACTGCTTGGTAACATCTGGATTACCCATTAAATATGCTATCCAACCAACAAGACTTTGTTTGCTATCTTCTAGTCGCTTTACTCTTTGTTCTCTTGTTGCTTTCATTTCCTTTAGCATAGAGTTTTTCTTTGTTTGAAGTTCTCTGTAGTCTTTATTCAAAGATTCTTGTGATGCCTTCAGAGAAGCAACCTGACGCTCCATGTTGAACACCATGTCTACATCTTGCTGATCTGGATCGCGCGCTCTCTCCTGCTGAACTAGACCCTCTAATGCAGATATCTGCTGTATGTTGTCTTTGTTTTGTTTGAGCGACCTGTTCATAAGCAGCTCTAACTTTATAAGATCAACAACTTGCAGTTCCTCTGTAGGTATAACATCGTCTCTAAATTGTGATATAATTCTTGCCCAGTGGTATTTAAATAACTTTAATTCTTCTTCTGTGAACTGTTGTCTAACTTCTATCCAGTAAGGTCTATTCTCAAGATCAAAAGCAGCAATCTCTTCTCTAGAAGCGCCCTTACCATGTTTCTTTTTTATGAAGTTCTCTATGCTTTCTGGATCTCTGTCGAGTTCCTTTGCTATTTGCTCTGGAGAGTGTGTCAACACATTTTCTTCTATGTATTGTATATCTTCTTTAGAAAACCTACCCTTTTTCATAACCTGCCTCTTCTAATATTTCCTTTACCTTGTCTACAACCTCATCTCGCCTAGACTTTGTAATATAAACATTATTGATAATCTTGAGGTAGTCCATTCTCATGGATGCCGGTAGAAATCTATCAATATAAGAATTGCAAGAATCTTTGTCTATCTTTTCTTCATCTATAGAATACTTCTCTTTCTTGTCGATTAGGGTATCTTCGTAATCAAGTTGTACTGGTTGTAAGACCTTTATTCGCTCGTCATTCGACTCTGCGATGAAATAATTGTCACGAATGAAGTTTTTAAGACGATTAGATAGATTTACACTGAGGAAGTTTTCCAACGGGCGTTTTTCATCATATCGTTCAAGGGCCTCAATACATATAATGTAGGATTCTTGTTTTATATCACTAACCGTATATCCATAAAAGGTATATCTAGGGGCAATCCTATTAATAACAAGTTCCATAGTATCTAGTACTTGTTCATCTGTCATATTGGATGGTATCTTCATTCATCACCCCACATAAGTGCGCGCCATTGTTCTCCTGTGTATCCTT